CCTGCACGGTCGCGAGGCTCACAAGCGGAATGACCGGGTGCAGCACGATGCGCAGCGTGTCGGCGGTTTGCGTGACGTCGGCGAGCGAGCCGGCAAACGCAGGAACGATTTCCGCGCCGCCGTTGAATGCCAGCACGCCGTCAATCCACACGCGCGCGCTCTCGCGCTGGACGCCATCGGGACCCGTGTCGACGAGCTCGAGGGCGAGCGTCGCATCGATGGGCACACCGGTTTCGCCGGGGCTTGGATCGCGATTGACGAGTACGAGCCTCGGTGTCGTCGCGACGAGTGCGACCGAGTCGACGTAGAGCGCGGGAAGCTCGAGGATGCTCACGTGGTGACCCTCACGCGGCCACCAGCTCGAGGCGCATGCCGATGGTGTGTAGCCCTGAGAGCTTCGAGACGTTGGCAGCGAGATCGGTCACGAGCCGCTCTCGGTCGGCCTGGGCTCGCATGCGCGCGCACTTGGTGCCGTCGACGACGAGGCTCGCCTCCCACGCAAACCCGTTCGGCGTGCTCGCCGGCACGCGCAACCGAAGCAGAGCGCGCACGAGCATGATGTCCGTGAGGTCAGTTTCCTGCGTGACTTCGGCGTAGTCGCCCCGCGCGAGCTCGAAGAAGCGCCCGGGCTCGTCGTCGCCGAGGACGAAAGCGTAGTTGCCACTGGTCGCCTTCGACGTCGCAAGGCGCCCCTGGCTACGTCCGAGACGGCTTGTGAACGCGGTCAGCGCCATCGCTCACACCTGCCGGGACAGCTCGATGTGATCGAAGTACGTGCGCCGCGTGACATCCTTCACCGAGAAGCCGAAGCCGCCACGCCCTGACGTCAACGGCTGCGAACCGGAGTTGATGCCGAGATGGTCGTCGATGAACTCCACCATCCCGGACACGGGCTGCCAGTCGGGCGGCGTGCCGAGCGAGTGCATCGTGACGTCGTTCTGAAAGACTTTGAGGACGACGTCACCATTGGCGTTCACGATGACGTCAAAGCGCAGGTGCAGCCACGTCGCCTGCGCGAAGGACGCGGCCGACTTGAGCAGCGCACCGGGCCCATCGGCTGCGGGTAGGCCCACGGTGACTGCACCTTTGCGCAGCACGATACGGTGTGGATCGTCGTCCGAGAGACCGAGCAGGTACGCGCCGTCGCGCACGGAGTTGCCCTGGCAGCACAGGAACAGGAACGGCGAGAAACCCGTGGGGCCGCCGCCCGGACCGCGCTGAAGCACCCCGCGAATCGAGCCACCCTTCGGCATCGGCGCGAAGTTCGCGAGGTTGGCAAACAGTGCCACTGAACCACTCACGGCGGCGAGCGAGTTGAAGGCGAAGAGAAAATTGCCACCTCCTGGCGCGCGCGCGATACCCGCTGTGACGCCGCGATCGACCGTCGCGACGTCAAGCCCATCGTTCAGGTACGACCAATCCATCTCACTCATTGTCAGCTCCTCATTGCGTCCGTGCGTGAGTCCACGCGCTCTCGAACCCCTCGACGGCTTGTGCACCCGCGTCGAACATCGCGGGGCTCGACATCACGCCCGCCCACGTCCACGCGTACGCCTCGTTCGAGCGCCAGTCGAAGTCCTCGCGCGGCTCGCCGCCGAACACGCCCATTGTGCTGGCGACGTCGTCCCACTCGCGTGCGTAGGGCACGTTGCTCCAGCCGGTCTCGCAGTCCTCGGCGTCCTTGCCATCGAACGTCGCCGCGACGAGCTGCGCGGGCGGCAGCTCGTACAGGTAGACGGCGTTGTCCCAACCGCTCTCGAACGCCTCGTATCCCTTGAGCGTGTCGAAGAACGCGAGCACCACGACCACGTCGTCGAGGAATGCGAGCCGCTCGAACCAGCACTCGAAGTCCTCCCACGCCTCCTCGGGCGCCGCGCCGAAGCCCGCGAGCTCTTCGAGGCTCGTCACGGCCGTGAGCGTCCAGTGCGCGGCTTCGCCGGGAAGTGCGCCTGCATCCTCGAAGCTCGGATTGAGCAGCGCCATCAGAGCAGCACCCCCGTGTCACCGTTGACCAAGGAGACATTTCCCAAGACCGGGAATTCGCGCACGTTGAGCCGCACGTCAGCGGGCAGTCCGTTGAGCGTGAGATCGAGCCGTGCATCGCCCATCTTCCGCACGCCGGGCGTGTCTCGAATGACGTCGAAGACGTCCGACCACGCAATCTCGCCGACGGGGTTGCCCTCGGCGTCTTTGATGTTGAAGCCGAAGTCGACGAGCGGATTCGGCGTGCCGTCAGGCTCGCTCACGCGGAAGTACGCGGCGAGGTTTGCGCGCACGCGATCGCGTACGTCGTTTGCCGCAACGCCTTGGCGGAGAAAGATGCGCGCGGCGATGTCGATGGTCTTGTAGACCGGATCTTGGACGCTCACCTGAAACGTCAGCGTGCACGGGAAGACGACGGTCACCTGACGCAAGACGAGGTTCTTCAAGGCCGGCGTCGGCATCGCGCCGGGCGCTTGCGACTTCGGGATGACGTGGAGGATGCCCGCGTTCTCCGCGATGGTTGGATCTTCGTTCGACGTGAGCATCAGCGCGCGAGCGACGCCCGAGAGGCGACGCGCGTTGATCTCGAAGTCCTCGCGCGCGACGGTACGCGTCGGTGCTCGCAGGCTCTCGGGCGCGAGCAGTTTCGCGGAGGCGATGGTCTGTCGGTCGTCGCCGCCAGAGGCGGGCTTGGGGTTCGTGACAGAGACTTGCACCGCGTTGCCGTAGGCATCGCGGAACGCACCCTCGATCACGACGATGCGGTCGGCGTCGACGTTGCCCGTGCTGCCGCCACCCGTCTTGTACGTGACCGAGATGGTGCCACTTGGTGGCATACCGTTGACTCCATTGCCGAAGCGCAGCGTCGCGCGGTCGTTCTGGTCGACAAGGACGACGAAGTGACGGTCGTTGGGGTGCGAGTCGAGGAAGCTCTGAACTTCGGTGAACGCGCCCTGCGGCGTCGACACGATGGCCGAGCCGTCCAGATATGGCGCGAAGTCCAGATGCAGCGCGAGGTCGACCAGGCCGCGCGCGTCGAAGAGTTGGGTGTACGTCTTGGAGTTCTCGACGACGGCGAGCACGCGCGGTGGATCGACGCCGGCAGCGATGACGGCGGGCTCGAGGAGCTGGAAGCGCACGGGCTCGGTCACTTCTTTGGTGCGCACCACGGTGCATGCCGGGATGGTGACGCTCGCGACGGGCACGCGCGCGAGCGAAAGCCAGACTTCGGCGGTCGCGGCCTGTGCGCCGCGGAGGCCGTAGCCAAGCATCTTGGCGTGGGAGATCACGTTCTTGCGCTGCGTGGCAGTCACGAGGCGCGATTCGCGCGCGAGGTTGTCCTGGTAGAACGTGAGGACGTCGCCGACGTAGGCGAAGAGCTCGATGAGGATGTTCCCGAAGCTCGCGACGTCGAAGTCGGTCCAGTCTGGGAACACGCTCTTGATGAGCGCGATCAGCCGTGCCCGAAGAGAATCGAAGTCGCGGTCTGTGTAGTCGACGCTGAGTGGTAGGAGTGCCACGGCGAGATGCCTCCAGAGAGGCAAAGCCGCGGATGGTGGACTCCGGGGACGGTCAAGTCCGTGGTACTTGCTCGACAATGTTCGTTGTCGTCTTTCGAGCGAGAGTCCGGACAACGGATGGCGAGTACTCACGGATTGCCGGTCGGCTCCGGGAACTCGCCCTTCAGCAGTTCGGCTGCCTGGAGTTCGTCGCTGTCAACGAAGGCGCGGACGAAGTGGCGCTGTCTTACTGGTCCGACGAGGAGAGCATTCGCGCGTGGAAGCAGCACGGCGAACACGTTCTGGCGCAGGAGCTTGGCAGGGAGCGTTGGTACGAAAGCTATGTCGTCCAGGTGGCCAGCATCGGCCGCGAGTACCGTTGGCCGTAGCTCACCAGTCGAGCGCCACATCCACCGACGCCGTCACGTCCTTCTCGCGGACGCGCACGCGCAGCGTGAGCGCGGGCCCATCCTGCTCAACCACGAGACTCACGAGCTCTGCGCCGGGGACCCAGCGTTTGAGAGCGTCGCGCACGTAGACGCGAGCCAGCTCTTTCAAGGCGGCGTCGTTGCGCTGGTGACGCAGAAGCGCGAGTCCCGCGCCGAAGTTGGTGCGCCACAAAAGCTCCCCCGACGAGCGCGCCGTGGCGCCTTCGGTGAGCAAAACCTGGCGCACTTTCGAAGCAAGGAGTGCTTCGCCACTTCCCACCGCAAAATCTCGCTTTTTGTCACGTCTGAACGGAGCGAGGAAGTTCTGAGCGGCCTTGTGACTCACGGTGTCCTTCTCACGGTGCCGGCACCGCGCTGCGCACGGTCTGGAGCGTCTTGATGATGGCGTCGATGGGCGGGACGACTTCGTCGAGTGGACGGCCCGAGAGGTTCGAGAGACTCGGCACTGCAGGCCCGCCAACCATGCCGAGGAAGATGTTGAGCAGGCCAATGAGTTTGCCAAGGCTCGCGAGTGACTTGCCGACGTTCGCGGCTTCGATCGCGACGTTCGCCTGCGCGCAGCTCGTGATGGCCATGAGCCCCGCATCTTCGAGCTCCGACGCACGGTCGATAGCGCCCAAGATCTGCCGCGTCTGCTGCTGCAGGTGCAGGAGCCGCTCGCGCGCCTGCCTCAGCGTATCGATGATGAGATCAATGACACCGATGATCGTATAAGGCAGCGAGAGCTGCGGAATGAGGCGCAGCAGCTTCGACACCTTCTCGGCGAGCTCGGGGAGGCACGCAGCGAGCACCGTTGGGTCTGGTGGCGGACCCAGCGCATCAGGAATCGCCTTGATGCAATTAAAGACGGCGACGATGGCGTCGACGATGTCGAACACCGGCATCAACGGTGTCAGCGCGGGCTGGATCGCCTGCATCAAATTGTATTGCTCGATGCTCACGCCGCCGGGCAGCGTGATGCTCGGCGGATCGCCGAGCTCGGGGATTTCGATACAGATCGGAAGTGCCACGGCGTTCCTCCTCAGATGGGATCGGCGATGGGCCGGACCACCCGCCCGGCGATGGTGACCTCCGTGGCCTCAAGCGAGATCGCGCCGACTGTGCGCAGCGTGATGGCCGTTGTCGCCTCGAGCGTCACGGTGTTCTCTTCGGCGTCGAAGACGAGGTGGTCGCCAGTCTTCTTGTTGGTGAGCCGGAGCTTCCGTCCCCCACTCGACTCGTCGAGTTCGATGCGGAAGGTCGGCGTCGCGAAGACGCGATTGTCGGGCGGCGCGACCTGCGCCTCCTCGGGGACTTCGCTCTGTCCGTTCGGCTTTCCCCAATGTGCAGCGAGGTAGTACGGAGCATCCACGTCGCCCTGATTGAACAGGATGCCCAACTCGGCGCCTTGTTCAGGCACCGCGAACAGCCCACAATCCTTCGAGCCGCCGCCGCTCGTTCCGAGCGGCCACGCCCACGCACTCTCGGGCTCGAGCACGCCCGGAATGCACACGCGCACGCGGCCGAGTCGTTCCGGATCGTCGCGGTTGGTGACGTAGCCGATGTAGAGTCCCAAAAGCCGCGTATCGTGCGTGTGAATGTCGTCATCGAACGTGCTCATCGATTCACCCTTGAGACACTGGCTTCTGGATCTTCAACGCCAATGACGCGCGCATCGCGCCGGTACTCAACGTGCGTCGTGCCCGTCTCGCGATCGACGACTTCGATCTCCTTGAGCGATCCGCCGTCAGCGGGAGCCGCGCGATTGTGCTCGCCACCCTGGGGCTGCCCCTGCGTGGTGGCTTGTCGGCGCGCGCCCGTGCCATCGCGCGTGAGTTTCAACTCGACGACGTAGCCGGACGACGAGATGACGTGCTTCGCCTCGGTCACGTAGTATTTGCCCGACAGCAAGCTCGAGATGCCACGCACCTCGATCACCTGCTTTGCTCGCAGGGTTGGATCGCCCACGACCTGCATCGAGAGCTTTATCGTCTCGCGCTCGGCACGGACGAAGCGCGCGGCAGACTCGCGCGCCGCCGCTGCGGACGTCGACGCGGACGTCGGATGCACGCTGCTCGTCGCGTTGCGTGCTTGAAGCGAGGTCTCCCCGGTTTCAGGGTCGACGACTTCGAGGATGTCGCTCAAAGTGGCGCGCTCGACCGTGGCGTTCGACGCGCGCGACGTGATGGTTGTTTTCGCGAGGGGATCGCGCCCGCGCACTTCGACGCTTCCGGTGCGTCGTGCGAGATCGGATTCGACATTGACCGAGAGGATGTCGCCGCGGTCAGGGGCTGAGAACCACGTCAGCACGTGGGTGGGTGCACTGGCCTGGTTGCGCGAACGCCAGTGCAAGCCTGTGTCGTCGACGAAGTATTCGAAGTGCTCTCGCGCAGCGAGGCGCTTAAGAAACCACGCGTCGGTCTCCGAGCTCTGATGGATGGTGTCCAAGGTCTCGCCCGTATCTTCGACGTCGAGAAAATCACCTTCGTAGCCGTACTCGGCGGCAATCTCTCGGACGACGTCACTGCGAGACTTATTGGACCAGGCGCGCGTCTTCGCGCCGCGATTCATGAGCACGCTCGTGGCGTGGCCTTCGATGGTCAACGGCTGAAAGCCTTTGAGCTTTTTGATAATTACGCGGCGCGGCGGGGCCATGTTGCCCGGGTAGCCCCAGGAGACTTCGAGCGTCGCACCGCCAACGAGCTCTCCACGTTCGAAGAGTGATAAGTCGAAATTATCGAGATGGAGAGAGACCTTGTCGGCTTTGGTGTCTGAGTCTTCGAAGGTGAAGCCGAGGATACGTCCCGCGAGATTGAGGGGCTCACCACTGGGTGCGCGCTCGTTGTCGAGCACGGTGATGCGGACGCCGGGCCCGCTGCGGTCGATGGCAGTCACGCGTCCGTCCTCCGGCGCTGCTCGCTGAAGATGACGTCGGTGAGCACACGCAGGCTAGGTATGAAGAGGCGCCGGCCGACGTCCAGTGCAAGGGTGGGATCGATGATGGGGTCGGGTTGGAAGTCGGCCAGTACCCACCAGAAGCCGCATGCGCGGGGCAGCGGCGCGAAGTAGCGACCTGCAAGGCCTGCAAGCGTATCGCCCTGCGTGACGACGTGAACGCGCGTATCGGTGTGCTCGTGGAAGGGATATGGCTCTCGCTCGGTGAGGAAGCGCCTTCCGCGCTCGTCGAGGACGCCGAGCGTGAAGGAGTGCCGAGAGCCGGTACGCGGGGCCACGCCGGAGGCAAAGCCTTTGAGGACGAGTCACGGGGACGCGGGCGCCACTTTCGGGCGCATGTTCAAATGCGCCGGGGCGCACTCGGCTACCTCAACTCCCTCATTCGCTTCGGACGCGTCACCTATAGCGGCACTCACTTGTGACGATCGAGGTGCTCTTTGCGCTTGCATCGATGGGAGAAGTCTGATCTCGGGAGGCCCCATGAATCCTCTCTCAGTGGATCTGCGCAGACGCATCGTGGAGCGATACCAAAAGGGAGATGTGACGTATGCCGAAGTGGCCGCATGGTTCCACGTCGGCGAGGCGACCGTCTCGCGTCTGTTGCGACGGTCACGTGAACGTGAGGACTTCCCATTGAACTGTGTTGGTCTTTCGCGAAAACCATCTTGCGACGACTTGCACGTCGCACCGAAACCACCTTACGAAAAGCCATCAACAACACCATGCTCCGTGTCAGGACGGATCAATTACTCGGCTGGTTTGCTCACTGTGGATTCTCTCATCGCAAGTGAGTCCCACTGTAGCAGTGTATCATCGCATGGTTCTCGCGCCTTTGAGCATTGCCGCTGTACGGCGGTGCCCATGGTACTCGTCGAATAGCGGGATGCGAAGCATCTCCGGGATCGATCGGAAGGTCTCGGTGCCCTGATCATCGATCGTTCGCAGGAGCGCTTGCTCGCTCGGCACGTAGTTTCCGTGGCGCTCGCGACGCCAGAGTTTGCGCTTCGGAGTGTATGCGGAATCGACTTCGGCACGTGCGAGGACCCCATTCCAGTAAATGCGCCGTCGTCGCGACTCTGCAACGACGGAGCGAGGGAATGCGGCGAGAGCTTCTTCGCTGAGAAGGGTTGCGCTAAATCCTTTTCGCTGTACACTGGAATCCGCGTAAAGCGTATGCATCATGGCTATCATGGCGTTGAGCACGAAAAATTCGCCTTGATTTCTCGCGAGCCGGAAAAGGCGTCCGTCCACTTTCAAATCAAGTCCTGTAGGGCACAACAATTCATAAAGTGCCCCAAGCTTTCTTTCGGCAAAGGAAGGGTCTTGGAAAGATCGGTCCAGGACAAAATGAAGCGGCATTCGACCTAGCGTGTCGACGGTGTCGATGCGTGCGCCTCGGTCGACCAGAGAGGTGACGAGTTCGATGTTGCCTTCCCATGCCGCCATCATGAGCGGTGTGAGCGCCATCATGTTGCGGTGCTCGAGCCCATAACGTTCGATATCGTGGAATACCTTGTGGATGTCTTTGCAGCGGATGTCGTTGCTGCCGTGCGGCGTAAAGAAACGCCTCATCACCAACTCTCCAGTCATCGCGAAAGATTGTTGCGGATGATACTTGGCGTATCGTTCGATGGCGTGTCCGAGCAGCGGCAATCCATGGAAGGCGGCGAATTCGTAGAGTCGCTGCTTGGCTTTGTTGAATACGCTGTTCGGTGCAAAAGCCTTCGCATAAGTATCTTCGAAGCCTGCGTCGTCGAGCACGGGCCACGGCACCGGGATGGTGCATAGGATTTGTTGGCGAATGGCCTGCGCCTGTTCCTCTTTGCCCTGCAATTCGAGTTTGCGTGCTTCCTTTTGCCAATCTTCGAGCGACGACACCTTGGCCGTAAACGCCGAGACATCCTCCGAGAACGCGATGGGCAAGAGGCCGAGCAAAGGATGATTTGCGTCGCTCTCGACGATGTAGACCGTTTCGACCGCACGCGTGATCGCCACGTAAAGTGCATTGACGAAGAATTTGTAGATTTCGAGCGATTTGTCTTGCTTGTCTTTTGTGCGTGCATATTCGAGCTCGTCTACGTCGATATCTGCTTGCGACACTCCTGATGCGATTTCGCGGTACGCGTTGCGCTCGGTCGAGACGATGTCGTAAAGAACGACGGATTCGTATTCGAGACCTTTTGCTTCGTGCACGGAAAAGACGAGAGGCGTGGAAAACTTCTTTTTTGCTTCTGCTTTTTGATCGTCGGAAAGGACGATGACCGCCACGCGCGCCGAACCACGCATGCGCTTGTCGAGCTCGCGTAGGACG